CAATGACAGGATTTATAGTACCGAACGCAAATCAATTTGGTGTATCAATCCAAAGTTTAGATCAAGCAGAACCTGATTCATTAGATTTTGAAATTGTTGGAAACAACCGCTACGCGGTTCTTTCTGGTTTGTCTGCTACCTTCAACGCAGCCTCTAATGGCTCAGCAATCGTTGCTAGCGGAGAAGTAATTATTGATGGAGTGTACGGTTCAGTTTCTGGAGACACCTTGACATTTACTGCTCCTTCTGCCGATCCACGATTTGATTTAATTGTTGCGCAAAATAGCGCTGGTACTTTTTCTTTAAATACTGTTATTGGCACTGCAAGTTCAACCAATCCTGTTTTCCCAGCAGTTGCTTCTACTCAAATTGTGCTTTATGCTTTGTACAGAAAATCTGGGGAAACTTTTGGCAACAACAGCGTTGTAGATAAACGCAAATTAACATCTACAGTTATCCGTAGTGGAACTGGAGTTCCTCCTGCAGTTGGTGTAGATGGCGACTTGTATATCCGAACTGGCTTTACACCAGCCAACGGTCAATCATCTTTGTATGTAAAGCATTCCGGATCTTGGCAAAACTTAGGTGTATACACAGTAATTCCAGATGTTCCTCTGAATCCATTTTTGCTTGTTGGATTGTGAGCGAGGAACTTCTTCCTACTCCTGCGGGAACTGTTACAGACATTACAAGAGTTCGCCGCGTTAGTTTGGGGCGTTTCAGAGAACAACAACCTGCAATGAACCAAGAATTGCAAGACACAGTTCCCGGCTCTGGTTCTGGCGATCAATAATAAAGTAAACTATTATCATGCATACAGTATTTGACCCTGCTTCAGTAAAAACAATTACAACAATTGCTAGAAAGTTTTTAAGAGATTTTCCTAAGTTTTTTCAAGTATCGTTTAACGCAGTAGGCAGAACCTATGAACTTGGTAATCCTAACATTGACGCGGATTCTCTATGGGTTGCTACTTACACAAACAGTGCCCCAACAATAATATCTTCAAACACTTCTGCCAGTTCTTACTATTCACTAGATGCTCGTAATGGAATATTGCGTTTTAATCAAACCCCATCTGCAAGCGCAAGTATCCTGGTTGAAGGTTATTATTACGAATGGGTTCTGCCTTCTGATCTTGAATTTTACGCAAACCATTCTATTGAGCAGCATGTATATAATTTAGATTTGCCCCTTGAAAGCATGTCTTCAATTGTGATTGACACTATCGGCATGCACTGTGTGGTAGAGGCTTTATGGGGGTTGCTCACGGAATATAGCCGAGATATTGATATTACGACTTCAGAATCTGTACATATACCAGCAAGTCAAAGATTTAGAATGGTTCAAAGTTTGCTTGATTATTGGTCAAAGGTTTATGAAAAACAAGCTAAGGCTCTAAATATTGGTCTTGAGAGGATTGAGATAATGAATCTTCGCCGTGTTTCTAGAAACACAAACAGATATGTTCCAATCTATAAGTCTAAAGAACTTGGAGAGTATGGGCCGATTGAACGACTGTTTCCAGAAATTGGAGATGGTGTTATTAACATTGAAGAACCTGAAGACAAACAAATTAGCGATGTTTTCGTCACAATTGAACCTGGGGTGACTACCAACTCGTCTGCTATCTACGGAATATAAATCATGGATGGTCGCAGAGAACTTGCTCACATTCGCAAGAATTATCGTCAATATCACCGACAAGTTGGGGAAACCATAGCGTGGTTTAGTTTTATTCCTTTCTCGCCCACTGGCAGTGAATACGATGATGTGTACGATGAAGGGCCGTATGGGTCAGATGGTAAGAAATACAAAGACAAAGTAATTGTCCCAGTATTGATGGTTACTGAAACCGAAGATACGAAACGAGCTATCCCAGAAGGTAGGCAACCAGTGCAGGTAGTAAACGTTGTTTTGTCTATTGCTGACATGCGAGATGCTGGTATTGAAGAACCTTACGAATACCAAAGACACTTAAACGACATGTTTATGTATGACGCTAGGTACTATAGCGTTACCATGTACCGCGTTCGTGGTCGTGTGAAAGATGATGTTTTGGTTGTTGTTGAAGGAATTGAAGTTTACGTAGATGATGAAATGCCAAACGATCCAGGTCCTGCAGCGATGTCTGTTACTGACCTTCCTTGGCCTTCTACGTTGCCATCCCTTACCTGATAAACTGTAATTGCTTAACGAGCGTTAAGCAATACAACGCCTAGGGTTAAAGGAGTGCCAATGACTGGCAAATCTACGAACGCATCCTCTAACCCTATTGTCACAGGTTGTCCTGCCCCAATTACCTATCTTGCAGACCTTTTTCTTAATCTTGAAGATCATTTAACTAACATCATTGGCGATGCGGTATTAGAAGAAGAGAAGAGAATTAGAAAATCTTTGCCACAAAAAGAAGCAGAATGGAACTCTATTTCTAAAGACTTTAGTATTAACTGGGATTCTAAAGACCTGTCTTTTTCCTACGACGTGGTGGGTGCTTCTAATGCAAAAGCAGCCAGTTTGGAATATGGCCCTCCAGCAAAATCATTGTTAAGGCATGAAATCCTTAACGTCAATAAAACTCTTGGAAAACAAATAGACAATAACATTAAGAAATTCTTGGGTGATAAAGCGTGAAAACTGGGTTTCTCTTAGCTGAAGATGAGGCTATAAAACTACGTTTCTCCAACTGTACGGTGTCGGATGACCGCAATAATTCCAGAGAAGTAGATGTATTCTTTAGATATCCAGAAGCCGAAACTGAGCGCAATTACCCATTTATTACAATTGAACTTATTGATATCCTACATGCAACAGATAGACAACATTCCGATGTTTTAATTTATTCTGGAAATGCTGGTGGGTGGTCGGATAACCCAGCATATTTTGATTACTGGCCTAGTGTTAGCGCCAGCGTTACTGGTGGGTCAACTACGACTTTCAAAAGAACAGACGATTTTATACCCGTAGATCTTTTGTATCAAGTATCTACCTATTGCAGAACGGCTTTACATGACCGTCAATTAACGGCCCGACTATTACAACGGGTAATTCCTTTTAGATACAATTCTATTAGCATACAAGCAGACGGCACAACCAGAAGGCTTGACCTTTTGGATTGGACGAACGCAGACCTTTTGGATCAAGAATCTGGCTTTAGAAAACGCATATTTCGCAAAGTCTATACTTTAAAAATGTCAGCAGAAATCACGGGCGATACATATACCGCCATTGCTACTGCTAAACCAGTGTCTACAATTAATAGTACAATTGAACATCAACTAACAGTTTTTAATGAGTAATATCTCGTCCATACCAAAATCAAATAGGAGTTATCATGGCATATGAGCGTCCAGGAGTATACGTTTCAGAATCGGCGTTTACTACCAACATTCAAGCAAACACAGGGGTTACGGCTGCAGCGTTTGTAGGCACAGCTGAACGAGGACCAACTACACCAGCCCTAGTAACAAGCTGGGCACAATACACAAGTTTGTTTGGGGCATTGGACAATGCTTACGATCTTGGTTACGCGGTTTACCACTTTTTTGCAAACGGTGGTCAAGCAGCTTATGTTACACGTGTTGCCGATGGTTCTGCTGTAAAAGCTACTAGCACTATTCAAGGAACACCTGGAGTAGGTTCTGCTGCAGACATTTGGACACTTGAAGCTAAGTCGGTTGGCGTTTGGGGAAATAACTTAACTGTTGACTATACTTTTGATAACACCACATTAACCACACCTACAACAACTCCAAAGTTTACAAAAAATACGCTGTTTACAGTTACTGTAAAACTTGGTGGTGTACAAGTAGAAGAATGGTCTGGACTGTCAGTTGACCCTGAGCAAAACAGGTACATTACAACAATTCTTGATCTCTATTCATCATATGTAACAACAGCAAGCGTTGCTACTGTTGCAGTGGGTGCTGAACTTACAATTACCGGATTGACATCGTCTTCGTATGCAGTTACTAAAACTTTTGCAAACGGTAGCGATGGTGTTGGTTCAATTGACTCATCGGATTGGTCAACAGCTTTAAATGCTTATGACGCAAACCAGCAATCGTTAATTTTTAACTTAGTTGGTCAAACTTCATCTACAATCGTAAACAACGCAATCACTAAGATGATTTCTAGGGGAAATTCGTTCCTGGTTGTAGACACCCCATTAACGTCAACTACTAAGGCTTCATTGTCGTCAGCAGTTGCTGGGTACACACAATCAAGCTATGCAGCTGTTTATGGACCAGCTCTTAAAATGTATGACCCAACAAAATCTGGTGCTGCAGCAATCCGCAACACTTTTTGTGGTGGTGCCGTAGTTGGTGCAATGATTCGTTCCGAAGTAGCACGAGGCGTTGCAAAAGCCCCAGCTGGTTACGGTTTGGATTTGCGCAACGTATTTGGTCTTGTAGCCACACTTACCGAAGCAGAACAAGGTCAACTGTACAAAACAGAAC